TAGTTCTTTTTTGCTCTTGGCGCTTTTATCTTCTACTTTTTGCAATTTATTCAAGAAATCTAAATAAGCCTGCATAGATTTATCAACTTTGACTTTTGATTTTTTAGTTCCAGTCAATGCTGCTAAATCAGACGGCCCAGGTGCGCCAGTATATCCAGCCAAACTTGTTTCTACTTTTGCTCTGTTGGCACGAATCTTATTGCCTTCTTTTTTGACAAAATAGGCGGCGGCGGCAATTGGAGCTGCTATCAATGCTGCCCATCCTAATGTCGATCCTCCTGCACCGACAGTTGCAAGACGACCAGCCATTGCAGCGCCACCTGCTGCGCCAGTTGCTCCAGTCGCGGCTGCGCCTGCTACGGCTGCGCCTGCGGCGGCCGCCTGCATACCTCTAAACGCCAAAGTCAATTTACCAATTGCGGTAATAAAATTATAGACTTTTGCAGTTGCCCAAAGGCTAGCCATTAAAATAGCAAAGTTTTTTATAGTGTTGAAATTAGCAACAATCCAAGCGCCAATTTTTAGCATTTGTTTTATTAACTGTAATGCGGCCTCGGCAGCAGAGCGTAATCCCTCAGCTAATCCACGCTTATTAAGTTCAATCCATTTGGCAATTTGTGGAAGAACATTTTTATTTAATGTATCTACAAAATCTTCTAATACTGGCAGGAAGGCATAACCTAAAGAATCTAAAGCCTGGTCAAACGCCAATTGCAAACGCAACATTCTAAATTCAAAAGTTTCGGCTCTAGTTGCTGCTTGGCCTGCAAAAGTCTTTGATAATTCATCAAATGCCGCTGTTAAGTCTTTATTTTTAATGATAGTGTCATCAAGACTTATACCTAATTTTTTGAAAGCACCTAAATTACCATTCAAGGCTCTAACAAAAGTATCGGTTACTGCTGAAAGTTCTTTAGTGGTTCCAGCAGACACATCAAGAGCAATTTGTTGTAATCTTTGTGCTACATTCAAATCACCAGTGACGGTAACTAATTTTTGTAGGCTTGGAATTAGTTGGTCATTGTTAATTCCAGTTGAAAGTTCAAGTTTATCTAAATAGGAGACAGTGCTTGCTATTACTGCGTCATTTGCATTTGTGGTATTACGCAAAGCTAGCGCCAAAGATGCTTGCGCTTTTTGATCTTCCATAGCGCCGCGAACTGCGTCTTTGCCAAGTTTAATCGCCAAAGCACCGGCGGCCACAGCAGCTACACCAAACGCCCGTGTTGTTTTCTTAGCAAAGTCGTCAAATTGTTTGCCAAGTTTATCAATGTCTTTGCGAGCGGCTTTAGAACCCTTATCAGAATACTGAGTAAGAATTCGAGCAATTACGGCACCAACAGCCATTATTAAACTCGCTCTCTATCTAAATGTCTTTGTAATTCTGCTTTTGCTTCATTTAAAGCATTTTCAACGTTCTTTTCTATCTTTGCGCGATCCTTGTCAACAACCCGCCAAATTAAACGAGATGCGGGCTTAAATCGTGCTGACAATGTGCGTACAAATTGACTACCTGCGGTTCTAGCAAAGCTACCTTGCATTTTGCGACCAGCAACTTCAAAAATAGCACCAGCGGCAGATTTATTAACTAAAGCACCTGCGCTTGTGGTGTAATCGCCACGCACTTTGCCTTGCGCTTTTGTTTTTCTAATACCGGCAACAATTACGCCAGTATTCCAGGCAGGCCATCCAGCACCACCGCGTGTTCTAGGCTTGGCAGCGTCATACTTACGCCATCCGCTCATCGGTGTTTCAATCTGAGCCACAATTCCGCGAGCATCGCGTTCAGCATTAGTCAATTCGGTGTTAATCACTTTATTGAATTTGCGAACTGCCGATTTATCAAATTCTTTTAGGGCATCAAGTGTTTCTTTGATGCCCGTTAAGACTACTATCTCATCTGCCACGTTCGTATGCCTTTGCCCGTTCTTTTAGGTAAATAACGATTGCTTCCAAAATGCCGGGTGGCGAATCAAGAAGGTCGTTTGGTGAAATCCCCGTCTCCACCGCGATTGCTGCTACTTGGTAGGTCAGGCTGTCGCGGTGGATTCGGAAGAAGGGTCTGCATCCAACTCTGCGCTTGCAATGCCATCTAAAAAGTCAGGCCACGGTTTTACAACCACGCCTGCAACCTGCATTGATTTCCAAGCAAGCCAATAGATGTGTTCAATGCGCTGTTCTTCGCCAATGAGTTTTGGTAATCCTTTACCAAAGTTTTGCTCAAAAGCGACAATGACGCGAGGTGATAATTTGTAACTATTCTCGCTGCCATCATTCATTTTTACTTTAACTGATAAGCCGTCCATCATTCCCCCTTGTTATTATCAGGATGTTGCTTTTGTAATTGCGCCGCTAATTGGCCAAGTAACTGATCCAGTTGCAAGTTCTCCAACAGCACCGTTCAAGATTGGATACTCTGAAACCAATGCGTTGAAGGTATATTTTGGATTTGTTACGCTTGCGCTTGAGCTTGTTGGGCGAACTTCCATATAAACGGTTGTTCCCAATGTGTTTGTTGATTGGCTCTGGTAAATGATTTGCTCGATTGCACCAGAGGCGAAATCTTGCTGAAATTCCAAAGTAATGCTGTTATCAGCCAAGCCTGCAACACGCTTTCTAGCGGTATCACCAAACGCAGTAGTCTCAATGACATCGTAGGTGGTGTTTAGGCTGACTGACGTAATGTAATCAGAGATGTCTGAGCTGCCGAAAGCAACATAGGCATCAGTTAAAACAATGCGTGCCATTATTTATCCTTCTTCTTATAGAGACGGGTGGTTATTTCTATCCCTGGCCCCATACCGTGACTCGGTATCGGTAGGACAGAAAATCTTGATCGCCGGACTGATAGGTACCGGACTCTGCGGATGTAACCCGCAAGGTGTTAGCAGCGCCGCCCAAAGTTAAGTCGGATTCGATTGCTGCCTTAATTGAGTAATTGCCTGAGCCTGCAAGGTATTTGTCTAAATTGTCCTGGCCTGTGCGCTCTGAGAAGCGTTGAACGATTACGAAAACATCTAAGTTTGCCTGGTCTAGCCCTCGGCTGTTATTGAGGTCAAAGGTCATATCTAATTGGCCTACAATGGCGCAAGGAGGCACGATTACGTCAGGGACGAGGTCATATACCCTCAAGCCCTTAACGCGGCTTAAATTGGCCTTTAATCCGTTTCTAACGGCACTTGGGAGCATTAGTAAGCCAACCCTCTAACCCGCTTAAATGGGCGGATAAGTGCCTCGACATCTGGATCAAGGCGTGAGGTCAATCTGACGGTGCCAAGTTCGGGTGTGCCTGCAATTCCAAACGGCGACTGACGGCGGACGAACAGGCGGGAGGCTTGAATCTTGGTAGCCAATTGAATTTCTTGTGGAACCGCTGACCATCCCCACGCGCCTGTAATTTTTACTGCTTGTGGAATGTTAAATGGCCAGACATAAGCGCCGACTGCGATTAGTCTGTTGTAAGGCCAACCCTTGCGTGGATTGTTTACTGGTTCGACCACCCAATCATTTGTTGACCAAACGGTGTCATATTGAAATTCCAAATTATCATCTGTTGCAACTGAAACAATTGTAACGATGTCATCAATGTTCAAATCATAAGCATCTTGTGGAGTGTAGTAACGTGCCACAGGTGCGGCCTGTGTGCCATCTTTGTAAAAAAATCTTTGAGTGTAATCGTCAATCATCCGCGATGCTGACATTATAGCAGCTTCAAGTGACGCGTTATCTACTGAATCGTCAATCTGAAGCGAATCTTTCAGCTCAGCCAATGTGCAATAGCCATTAGTTATCGCCACGATTCCTCTTTTCCTTCTTAGGCATTACGGCCTTTTGTGTTTTAGGGGTTGCAGTCGCGGTTTCTTGCCGCTTAATTCTTAGGCGTTTTCTCTTTGCCATTTTTTATGGTGTTTGTCATCAAGCCAATAAGACTTGTGATGAGGAATAACAACGCCGGTGTTGGCGTGAATTGGGAAACCTAGATTTTTAATACGACGTGAAAAAAGCAAATCCTCGCCAATCCATTCGCCGTTTATTGGGCCATCCCAGAACCAGCACCAATCTTGACCTTGATTTGGGTCGGCAGTCTCGCGCATCTTTTCTAAAACGCTGCGGTGAATAAGTACGCAACCAGTTCCACAGGCATCAATTTCAAATACTGCATCTTCGTCATAACGGTTTAAGGGAAGAAAACCCTTTGGCGTGTCTTGAAAAATTACTGGAACAGGCTTTGGATAAACTGACTTTGGATCGCCAAAGCTGGCAAATACTAAAGCCGAAACTACTGGGCGCTCTACATCGTGTGCGCTTTCAATTAACTTATCAAAGTTCGCAACGCTTAACTGTTCATCTGAGTCAATCATTAACAGCCAGTCAGATTTTGTAGAATCTAAAAACTGTTTGACCATTCGGTTGCGTTGCTTGCTAATCATTCCAGAACCTTTAACCCTAACAAACGGGCCAAGTCTGGAACCTCTTGCTTGCGCAAGTTGAATCATTGTGTATGCGTAACTGCCATCGACGGTGCCATTGTCGCAACTGCCGATTGTTACTTTGTGTGCCATTTTCATTTGAATCCCCCGATTCGTAAGAAGTGTGAGAGCGATAAAGCCGGGGGTACTTCACCGCCCTCACACAAGTTTTTAACTAACTAGAACGTTGGTGCTACTAAGCCTTGACCAGAAATGATTGAGGCTGCGCTTGGATAACGCTCTGCGGTGAACGCTGCGAATCCGTAAACAACGGTCTTGATTGTTAGGTTGCCAGCGCCAGTCGCATCG